GAGTATGAGATTAAATTTACTTTTAACAAATTGGCAGACATGGAAAGCAAAGCAGGAAAAGGAATTGCAGAGATATTATCCGAACAGGCGATAGGATTTACTACAATTAGGCTACTACTTTGGGCAACACTACATAAGGAACTCGGCAACATCACGATAGAAGATGCAGGAGAGATAGCACAAGAGTTGACAGAAAATGGAATGTCATTTGCAGAATTGGCACAAGTATTCGTTCAAGCATTGACGGAGAGTGGTTTGTTAGGTAAAACTGAAAAAAAGTAAATAACGAGGGGGAGAAATCCTCCTCTATTTTTACGATTGAAAACTGTTTAAAAACAGCATACAGAGTAGGAGTCACAACACAAGAATTTTATACAATGACAATGAAAGAACTTGAAATAAAAATAGATGCGTATCACGAGCAATTTAAACTAGAAAATGAAATGGCAAATAGAAGAACGGCAAGAATTTGCATGGTAATGGCGAATTTGCAACGTGACCCACGTAAAAAAGCTAGACCATACAAAGAGGATGATTTTATACCAAAACCAAAAAAGAAAATGACAGTTGAACAAATGGAGATGCTATTAAAGGCAATCACATTAGCAAATGGAGGGGAGGTAGAAGAATGACACTAGGCGATTTAATAGTGAAAATTGGTGGAGATACTAAAGATTTTGATAATTCTATAAAAGAAGTTAAAAAAAGTGTTGGGGGAATTGGTGAAAGCTTAAAAAGTGGCTTGGCGATAGGTGCAGGACTTAAAATATTTGATGCAATATCGGAAGGATTTACAAGTGCAGTAAGTGCAGGATGGAATTTTAACAGCACAATGGAACAAACCTTAGCATCCTTCCAAACTATGTTAGGAGGTAGCAAAGAAAAAGCAGATGCAATGGTTACAACCTTGCAAAAAATGGCATCAACTACACCATTTGAAACAACAGAACTTGCAAAAGGTGCTACCACTTTGATGGGATTTGGTATAGAAGCTTCAAAAGTTGAATCGACATTGAGAATGTTAGGTGACGTATCACAAGGAAACAAAGAAAGATTTAATTCTCTTACTTTGGCATTTGCACAAGTACAATCAGCAGGAAAGCTAACTGGACAAGATTTGCTACAAATGATAAACGCAGGATTTAATCCTTTACAAACTATATCGGACCAAACGGGAAAAAGCTTGGCAGTATTGAAAGATGAAATGAGCAAAGGTGCAATATCGGCAGACATGGTAACACAAGCTTTTCAAGGTGCTACAAGTGCAGGTGGTTTGTTCTATGGTGCAATGGAAAAGCAAAGCAAAACATTTGAAGGGCAAATGAGTACATTGCAAGATGCAATATCTATGACATTTGGAACAATACTACAACCACTATTTACATGGGCATCAACTGTAGGGTTACCAAAAATAATTGAATTAACAACAAAAGTACAAGAATTATTTACAAGTAGTCAGGAATCAACTTTTTTTAAAAACGCCAAAGAATCAATAGAATTTTTGAATCCAGTTATAGAAAACATACAAACAATAATGAAAGGTGTTATTGATTTTGTAAAAGGATGGGTAGCTACTTTTAAAGAATCTTTTAAAAAGCTATCTGCAGACTTAAAAATAACATGGGATTATATTAAAAGAACTTTTGACAGTTTAAGACCTGCATTTGAAGTGATATGGAATTTTATCAAGCCAATATTAGATAATTTTGTCATTTTATTAAAATTTTTATATGACACGGCATATGGAGTGATAAATGGCATTATATTGGCATTTAATCCATTTGTTAGAGTTATAACTTCAAGCTTTGCAACAATAACAAACATAATATCGGCATTTATATCTTTGTTAAAAGGTGATTTTTCACAAGCATTTAATTTTTTTAAAAGTGCAGTTATGACAGCTATTGAAGGCGTTAAAAATGTATTTTTAACGTTATACAATTTTTTTGACGGATTGACTAAAGGAATGGTCACAAGAATGGTGAATATGGGTCAAGATATAGTTAAAGGATTGTGGAACGGAATAAGCAACAATATAGCTTGGTTAAAAAGTAAAATAACAGGATGGATAAGTGGAGTATCAAGTCAAATAAAATCATTTTTTGGAATTTCGTCACCTTCTAAACTAATGAAAGAATATGGTCAATATGTTACAGAAGGATTTGGAATTGGAATAAATTCAAATAGCAATATGATTAAAGATGCAATTCAAAACATGACTGATTTTACTTTTGATGCAACAAAGCTAAAAAAAGATGTAACAAATACAATTAAAAGCATAAGTAACAATGTTTTAAAAACACCTGCATTAAATTTAAACAGCAATCAAGCATTAACAACGTCAGCACAATATCAAAGCATGACAAGTGGAAATATGACAGTATATGTGCAATTAGATGGAAGAACAATAGCAAAAGCAACAGCACCGAACATGGTAAAAGAGCTTAAGCTACAGGGGGTGTATAGCTAATGGCATACACTATAACCATTGGAGGAATGACAGCAAGTGTATTAAATTCATCATTACAAATAACAGACAACATAAATGATAGAAGTAGCTGCACTTTTATATACGACACCACGGCATCCGTTACAGTAGGTAGCGAGGTTATTATTACAGATAACGGCAATAGAATATTTGGTGGGACAATCGACAGCTACAGAAAAACACCAATTTTTAAGGGTTCAAATTTGATCAGGCACGACATAACCTGCATAGATTTTAACCAAGCAGGTGACAGAATAAGAGTAGCAAAAGCATACGAGAACAAAACATCGTTTGAAATAACAAATGACATTATATCAACATATTTAACAGCAGAAGGAGTCACAACAGGAACATTACAAACGGGAGCAAACATAAGCAAGGCAACGTTTAACAGAAAAACGGTTACGGAATGCTTAAATTACATTAAAGATGCTACAGGGGTCAACTGGAATATTGATTATTTTAAGAAGCTACAAACATTTTACAAAGAAGATAATCTAGGGTTACCTTTGACAGAATCCGATATGATAGAAATTAACGTAGAACAAACAAGGCAAGATTACAGAAACAGGCAATACATAAGAGCAGGACAGGACGAAACCGATCTAATACAAGGAGAGTTGCCAACACCAAAGCCTGATGGAAATTCAAAGACGTTTGTTGTTCGGTATCCTCTTGGCAAAGTGCCAACAGTTATAGTTAACGATGTGACAGTATCGGCAACCAGTGTAGGGATAAACGGACTAGATACGGGTAAGGAGTGGTATTGGAACAAAAACGAACGTGTTTTAGTACAGGACAACGCACAAACAACATTAAGCAATGGCGATACATTAAAAGTTACTTATACTGGACTTGTCAAAATATTGGTTCAAGCCGACAACGTAGCAGGACAAGAAGAACGAGCAACGGTAGAAAACAATACAGGCATATACGAAGCGATTGAGGATATTGCTTCAATAGACGATAGGCAATCGGCATTAGACTATGCGAACGGACTATTGACAAAATATGCAAACATCTCACAAATAGTCAGCATTAGAACAAGAGCATACAGACAGGCAGGACAGTTAGTCAATTTGACACACACAAACCTCGGAATTGAAGGACAATATTTAATTGATTCGGTCAATATATCGGATATTGAAGGCAATTTGTTTTATGACATACGATGTTTATCTGGTGAAAGTTTAGGTTCATGGGTAGAGTTTTTTAGAAAGTTAAGAAAAGATAGTAGCGACTTGATAATAAACCAAGATGAGGTACTAGTTATTCTTAAAACATTTACCGAAGCGATGCAAGTCACAGGCACAAACAACATTAAAACATCATTTGCACTATACCCTAGCGATACACTATACCCAAGCAATACCCTATATCCCAATACGGCAATAGTTAGTGAGGTGACATTAAGTGACTAGTTTAAGCGAATGGCTAGGCAAGTTTTTTATAAAAGTAATAGATACAGAAAAACAAGAGATAAAAGAAGAAATAGAAATAAAGAATACAATCATGGCAGGAGCATTAGACCAACTATTTAAACCTTTATACGGGGCATCGGCAGACATTGAAGTGAAATATATTGCATTAGGAACATCGACAGCATCAGTATTAACAACACAGACGCAGTTAGGCAACGAAGTATTCAGGGTAGCATATGCCTCAAGGACAACGGCATCCGACTGGAAAAATACAACAAATTTTGTTGTTTTAGATACTGAAGCACAAGTAGTGATAAATGAAATTGGAGTGTTCGGAGGTAGCACGGCATCAGCGACAACCAACTCAGGAACAATGATATCGAGAATTCTTTGGACTTATGACAAGACAGCTTCAAACATCGAATTACAAATACAACGAACAGACCAACTACAACGAGCATAAAAGGGGGGTATTAAATGGCATTGACAACATACACTAAAACAGCATGGGCAAACGGTACAAGTCCTGCTATTAATGCAACAAATTTAGGTAAGATTGAGGATAGGCTTTATGATTTAACCGAGGAAGCGATAACTCCAACTTCATTGGCAACAACAACAGCAACGCAGGAAATCACATCGTTGCCATCAACAGCATTGAAAAGCCGATTGGATGTGACGGTAAAAGGCAATACTTATGTGAATTTGGTTAAAAATGGTAATTTTGCAGATGGCACAACAAATTGGTCATCATTTTATTCTACATTATCAGCAACAAACAACGTATTATCAATAATTGGAACTGGAGCTGGAAATCCTGTTTATGCGTATCAGAGTCATAATGTACATTTAATAAAACAAAGCGATAAAATCTATATAAAATCTTATGCTAGAGTAACAAACACAGACGCAAATTCTATTCGAATGTATATATATGATGGAACAACTTCATATTATGTGACGCAATTATCTCCAGTTCAAAATTTATGGTACAAATTAACTGGATTAGTAACTATTACAACAGCGACACCTACAAATTTTTCAAATTATTTTTCCCATTCTTATGCAAATGCAGCAACATCCAACGGAAAAGTTATGGAAGTAAAAAACGTAATGACTATCAACCTAACTAATTTATTTGGTGCAGGAAACGAGCCGACATTAGAAGAAGCCGATTTGATGTTTGAAAATTGGTTTGATGATGTTGAATCAACTGGAAAGCAGATTGTAAAAAGTGTTGGAAAGAATTTGGCGAATCCTTCAGAGTTTGAAATAGGAACTTTATATTCCAATGGTAGTGAAGGTTTATCAGATATTTCTATAAGAACTGGTTTTATAAGAGTAAATCAAAATTCAAGCTATGTCAGACCATTAAATGGCATTACTTATGTAACGAATGGTTTAAAGTGTTATGATTTTAATTACAATCTTTTAGGTATTGGAACATTAGGACCTTTATTAACATTAGAACCTGCGACAAAATATATCAGGCTTACAGCAAGAAGAGTAGATTCAGCAATTATAACACAAGAATATTTTGAAGAAATAAAAAATCAATATCAATTAGAACAAGGCACAACAGCCACAACATACGAAGAATACACCGAAACCACAGCTATAATACCTGCAGAACTGAAACAAGTATCAGACAGCATAAGAGATACTTTTGATGCGAATTTGGGAGTGCATACGAAAAATATTAGTGATTGGGTTGAGTTGAGTGGTAATGCGTTTACATGGTTATTTTCGGCAGACAACATCGGAAACAAACGTATACAAACCTCAGAATTTCTTTCAAACAAAGGTGCTTTAAACACATCATTATTTATTAAATACAATCTAGAAAAATTAGATTATGACCCAAGTGGAACTATAGGAAATACTTTTATTGACTATGCAAACGGAAGAGTAGCTTTAACAATACTAGACACAGATTCGGGGTGGGACGAAACCTGGGTAAGTGGTACTTCATTTACGGGAATGACATGGACAAATTTAATAAAAGCCTACATGAACGGTTGGAAACTCACAACAGTAAATACCAACGTAGCATCTTGCGTATGGACAGGAATTGCAAGTGGCACAACACAAAGTGGTTCGGGTGGATATACGCACGTTACAACAACAATCGACACAGGCTATACACCGTACAGAATGATTTATCAACTAGCAACACCAGTCATCACAAACTACTACCCAAACATAATCAACGCAGAGCCAAGTGGAACTGTATACGTTTATCCGTTTGTTGCCGACTATGATTTTTACGACAACGGATGTGGAATATCTGATACAACATACCCAATTAACAGCTTGGAATATGTAAACATTGTAGACAAAGACACAGGTGCATTATCGCCAGTAGACTTATCAACTTGTACAATAGCTACTGGTGGTTTGTCATTTACTAGCACGGCATTGTCGGCAAGTGACTTGGTGGACTTTGGCTACACTTACAAAGAGTTGTCAACGATACCGACAATAGAATACAGTTACCCAACAAACTTAAAAGCGACAGTTGATGGAAATACAAACAATATTCGAGATTTAGATAAGAAAGTGGAACAAAGCAATACGGCATTGACATTAAAAACAGACGAGATAGCACGAGATATAAAAATATTGAAATTGATGGGAGGACTTTAGAATGTTGATACCGAAGACACTAATTAGCAAGGCATTAACAACGGTCGCAAGTGCTACAAGCTATACAAATCAATCTTCAGGATATAGAACTATTGTGACATCAGTAATATTAACAGGGCAATCAGGAACAACAACAAGCAGAAAAGTGACCCTATACAAAAATGGTACATCAGCAGGAAATGAAAGAATCAATATTGATATTGACCCGACAGGCATTGTATACCCTAAAACGGTAACTATTGATACACCGATTGTGTTAACAACTACGGATGCAATATACGCAAAACAAGATGCAGGTGCAGATGTGAATATTGAAATGTCAGGAACGGAAGAAAATATCACATAATAAGGGGGTAATAACATGGCTATAACAGGTTTTCCGAGTGGTGGATATAATTTTCAAGCAAAAACACCTAATGTTGCGACAAATTATGTATCAGGAACAACAGCAACAACAACAGTTACAGCGGTTACAGGAAGTGGGTTATTGACTGGAATATCACAAGCAATGGGTGGGACAGCAGGCTCGGCAAAGCTGATAATAAATTTAGATGGTGTTGAAGTATATAATGATGATACTGGAATTGATTATAGTGGAAATCAAACAATATCAATGGCAATGGCTCATAAATTTAATTCTAGCATGACAATACAGCATAACGTAAGTAGTACAAGTGGTAATTTAAGAACAATAGTTACATATTTAACCAATTAAGGAGGAATATTTATGGATGCTATTAACATTGTAGAGCTACTTGGACAAGGTGGGGTGTCTTTGGCAGTTGGTGTAATTGCAATTAAGATGGTTACTAAAATGTATAATGACATTCGAGAAGATGGGAAAGAGCGTGAAGAAAAATTAATGATACATTTAGAGAAAGTTGCAGAAACTTTAGAAAAAATAGACGATAGGTTAAGCAAATTGGAACAAAGGGGGTAAATATATGAATATTATTGAAACAAATTTACCTTTTAAATACGCACAGCAAAAGAGAATTAAAACGGATTACATCGTGGTTCATCATACAGCACATCCAAACTGTAGCATACAAGATATACACAGATGGCATCAGGAAAAAGGATGGAACGGGGTGGGATACCACTATTTTATACGCAAAAACGGTAATATTTATCGAGGACGTGACAAAGATGCGATTGGTTCACATTGTTTAGGCATAAATGAAGTGAGCGTAGGAGTATCGTTAGAAGGTAATTTTGATACAGAATACCCATCAGACGCACAGAAAAGCTCTCTAAACGATTTATTGCAAGAATTGGTAGAAATATACCCACAAGCAAAAATAATCAGGCATAGCGACAAATACGCAACGAGTTGCCCAGGAAAGTTGTTTGATAATTCATTGCTACAATTAAAACAAAAATCGACATATGAACGTGATTTAGAAATACTTAGAAAAGCAGG